TCAGCCGCCATACCAAAAAAGTCGAACCCTTCCAGATCAAGTCCTTCCAGTTCGACTTCCAACTACATGAGATCCCATGTAGCCTTTTCCCCGGTCTTGTTATCCAGGAACCGGTATTTCTTCTTCTGTTCCTCGGTCAACCCGTCACAGATCAGGCATTCCACATCATCCATCCCAAGAGCGACCAGAGCCTTGTATCTGGTATGGCCTGCGATGATCACATGATCTTCGTCAACGATGATCGGCGTGATATAGGAACACTGCCGGATGCTTTCCGCAACGGCATTCACCGCATCATCGTTTTTTCTCGGATTATTCTTGTATGGCTCAATCTCAGCCAGCTTTAATTTCTGTAGCTTCATACCTCGAACACCTCCCCGCAGCACGGACAGGTCATCGTCTTAGGACCCGTCTCTTCCGATTCATCATCAGGAAGCGCGGTCTCAGGCTGTCCGAAATCATATCCTTGAAAATCCACATCGCATAATTCCGCGGAAAGCTTCTTCTGATCCCAGGAAGCCATTTCAGCGGTCTTATTGTCATACAAACGATATTTCTTTTTCTGTTCCTCTGTCAGATCGGAGGCAATCACAACCTCGCATTCCTTATATCCCAGCTTTTTCAGGGCCTTATACCTTGTATGCCCCGCCAGGATCACCCCGTCTTCGTCAATGACGATTGGCGCGATGTAGGAACACTGCCTGATACTCTCCACAACATCGTCCACCGCCTCATCATTGATCCTCGGATTGTTCTCATAAGGCTTCAATTCCGACAGCTTTTTCTTCACATATTTCATCGAAACCCTCCTATTTCTTCCTTGCCGATAACAAATGCTCCATCAGGTCATCGTGCGGATTCGCACCGCCATACTCCACAGAGCAGTTTTCCTTCACAATCTGATATATCTGGTACCAGCACTGGTTCACCTGCTTCAGATAATTCTGGCTCATCGTCACATACGGAGAAGTTATCGCCGCCCCCGTGGTCGGATGCTTCGCCAGAAATCCGTATTCCGATATGCAGGTCTCGCACTGTACCCATCTGGATACCGACATCGCGTACTGTTCGATCAGTTGAGTGTTCACCAGCCGGTCGCACCCTCTTTCCTTCAGCCAGAGGAAAGTGCTTTTGAACACATCCTCTGCGCAAAGGTCAATGCCGCTTTTCTGAGCAGCTTTCAGAAAATCCTTCACCGGCGGCACATCCTCGCCGGTTATGTCCTCAGGCTCCGGAAGGTCAATGACCGTTGCCGCAAGCCCGCTGTCGATCTTTTCCGCCAGGGCTTTTGATTTCCTGCCGGAACCGACCCTTGCGCCCCCGCGCATAGTCCCGTCTTTGGCCATCTTCCTTCACCTCAATTCCCTGCAGGGGTTAATACCCCGTTTGATTTCTTCTTTTTGTGCGTGTGACCCCCGCGCCGTTCCCTGGAGAATATACGCGCGGGGATTTTCACTCCCCCTCCGGTCTCTTTCCCCACCGGTCTCCCCGCTCCGCGTGTATGCGTGAGTGACACGACTTGCACAGCGCGATCAGGTTGCTCCTATCGTGCGTGCCACCTTCACTCAGCGGCTTCTTATGATGGATCTCTTCCGTAGGTACTATCACTCCACGCTCGAAGCACAGTTCACAGAACGGATGCTCCGCAGCATACTTGTCACGGATCCTTTTCCACGCTCTCCCGTAACGCCTCTTTGTCCGGGGATCACGCCCATACTTTTCATACTCACGGTTCACTTGTGCTTGGTGTTCCGGGCAGTACCTCCCATCCGTCAGGTTGGGACAGCCCGGATAAGCGCACGGCTTCTTCGGTTTCCTCGGCATCTGTCCACCTTCCTTCCCATAGAAAAAGCCGCCACGGTTTTTCCTCCGCAACGGCTTCCTCATCTTTCACTTTTGCCATCTTAACAATATCACATAGGCTTACTGTATCGAACTTGATTTTACTGTATTGTTTCCGGAATCTTGATTTCATCCAGCGCATTCCGGTGTAAGCGGAATACATTGTCGATACCGTACCCAAGCTCGATAGCGATCTCTTCCCATCTCATATAGGACAGGTACCTAAGTTCCAATATCGTCTGAAGCTCCGTACTCTCCACAGCCTTTATCCTGCGGATGATATCCTTCTTCAGTTCCACCAGTTTTATCATGTCTTGGTTGATCTCCGTTTCCAGTTCGATGATCTGGATCACGGCGTCCTCCAAACGGGAATGACCCTTGTTTGGATTTCTCGGCATATCCGAATATGTCACGGTCGCCTTCGTCGCCAGGTCATGAAGATCCTCAATCTGCCCCAGCTTGCTCTCTATCCTCTGGTTTAATCCAAAAGCCTGTGATAAATATTTCTTGGCTTCCTGTTGATGTCTGTTCATAAACTACCTCCGATCGGGTTTATTTTTCTTCCCTCGGATCGACTCTGATTGTCTCACTTCTTCCTGAAGCCTCCGGATCAGGTACTCCCCGTCCACGGATGTTAATTGGCTGTACCAGCCGGAACGGAAAAACCTCTCGATCTCCAAAGCCTCATTTATGGCATCCCTGTTCCTCGGATGCGCCTTTATCTTCTTCAGCGCCACCCTGTAATCCGTGACCGCCTGAAGGATGATCGCGTTGGCAAGTCTCTCATACGGATCCTCAGCCAGATTCTTATTTCCCGCCATAGGCACTTACCTCCGCTTTCACGGCATCGATCAGTGCCGACTGCGTATGGTCTTTCATTTCCAGCACCTTCAGGATTCTTTCATCCACGGTACCGGCAGTAATGATATGGATCACGGTAACTGTCCCGGAAGTCTGACCCTGACGCCATAATCTGGCTATCGTCTGCTGATACAGTTCCAGACTCCATGTGATACCGAACCATACAATCACATTTCCGCCTGATTGCAGGTTCAGCCCGTGACCAGCGGAAGCGGGATGTATCAAACCGACCTGAAGCTCTTTTGCATTCCACTTTTCAATACTCTTGTCGGAATCCAGCTTCTCATAAACGACCTTCAGCTTATTCAGCCTCTCGATGATCCTTGCAAGGTCATGTTTGAACCAATACGCCACCAGAATCGGCTTACCGTTTGCGGATTCGATCAGATCCTCCAAGGCATCCAGCTTTCTCTCATGGAAAGCATTCACGGAACCATCGTCATCATAAATAGCCCCGTTAGACAGCTGACACAGCTTCCCGGATAAGGAAGCAGCGTTCGCAGCCGTGATCTCGCCTCCCGGAAGCTGTAAAACCAGCTCATCCTTCATTTCCTCGTACTTTTCACGCTCATCTTCATCCAGATAGACCCTGTATTCCGTACTCAGAAGCTCCGGCATATCCAAATAGTCCGTCGCTTTCATGGAAATGGTGATATCGGAGATCTTGTCGTAAATCCTCTCTTCAGCACCCGGCAGAAGCTTATAGGAATACACGATCGGACCGTTCACCCTGTCAGGCTTGAAATAGTTGACCCTGTACTGGCTGATAAACCTTCCAAGGCGTTCTCCCATGTCCAGAACCTTGAACTCCGCGAATAAATCCATCAAACCGTTTGAAGAAGGTGTTCCAGTCAGCCCTACAATGCGCCGGATCTTCGGTCTTACCTTCATAAGCGCCTTGAACCTCTTCGCCTGCCAGTTCTTAAAGGAAGAAAGTTCGTCCACGACCACCATGTCATAATCAAACGGCAGGCCGCTTTCCTCGATCAGCCAGGGGACATTCTCACGGTTGATAATGTAGATATCCGCATCCGCCTTTAATGCCACCAGCCTCTCCGCAGCCGTTCCGACCGCTATGGAATACCGGATACCGTTCAGGTGATCCCACTTTTTGATCTCATCGGACCATGTATTTCTTGCGACCCTCAGCGGCGCTATGATCAGAACCTTCGCTACCTCAAAACTGTCATACATCAGCTCATTCAGCGCGGATAACACAATGCTCGTCTTACCCATACCCATATCAAGCAGTATTGCGGCGATCGGATTCCTCTTTATGAACTCGATCGCATATTTCTGATATTCATGTGGCTTGTATCTCATCTAAAATCCCTCCGATTTGCTCGATCCCATCAAGTATGTATGTGTGGAATCCCAGTTTTTCCAATAATCTATGTCTCGAAACCTGCAAGGCTCTCGGCTTCTCGCCAGGTGCCTTCACTTCCACTAATCCGAAATGCTTACCCGGCAGGAAGACTAATCTGTCCGGCACCCCGTCAAATCCCGGCGACACCCACTTAGGACAGATGCCGCCGCGCCTCTTAACCTCTTGCACAAGTCTCCGTTCTATGGTTTTTTCCCTCATTGCCAATCCTCCATCACACTACCGGTGACAGGTGGTGACAGGCATTTCATAAACCCTCTATATAAGGACTCTCAGCCTTAAAAATCGCCTATACGGGGTTTTAGAATAACCTGTCACCGACCGTCACCCTTACAGGAAATCCTGACCCTCTTTGAGCTTCAAACCATAGAAAAATGCGCCTTTCTTGGTCTTACGCTTGCTGAACCCTGCATTTTCCAGAGCGGAATTAAAATCACCGTTTTGTCTCGTAAACTCGCCGTTCTGGACAGCGTATGCCCTGTATGCCTGATACAACTCCCCGGACTTTTCCGTATAGGAAGCATCCACGTCACAGCACTCGCTGATAAAATGCCCCAGCCAGTCGTTCTCTTCGCGGTATGCGTTGATCGCATCCTGTACGCACTTCGGAAGCCTGGTCTTGAACCCTGCATCAATCGCCTTCTTCGCGCCTTCGATCACCCACTTCAGGATGTAGCCGCCGGCCTTCTCATAAAGGAAATCCGCATAATTCTTGATGTCGCTGTCACCGACGATCTTCGCATTGAAGGGGATTACGATCAGCCTGCGCCAGATACCGTCATCATTAGCCCCGACCTTAGGAAGATGGTTGGTATAAAGGACCAGCGTGTGGCTCGGAACGAATGCAAACGGCGCCTTGTACTTCTTTTCAGCGAAAATCTCATCCGTAGAGCAAAGCTGCTTCACCACCGCGGTATTGAGCCTCATTCCTTCTTCCATCTCGGAAGCGATGATCAGACGCTTACCCTTAAGCTCCGCCATTTCCGGCTTCACATTCCTCTTGCATCCGACCGTCAAGGTCTCCGCCGACAGCTTGCCGCTGTAGGTGCCAAGCACCCGTGAGATCGTGTTCCAGAACGTGGACTTGCCGTTGGCCCCGTTACCGTAAGCGATAATGAGATGTTCCTGATAAACCTTGCCGACCGCCGCCATTCCAACGACCATCTGCACATACTCGATCAGTTCCGTATCCCCGCCGAAAAACAGTTCCAGGCACTGATCCCACAGTTCCTTCCCATCATCTGACGGAGAAACATTCGTGATCTTCGTGATCAGGTCTTCCGGGTTATGCGGCTGCTCGCCTGCGATGCCTTTTGACAGGTCATATGTCGCATACGGCGTATTGAGCAGGTTTTCATCCTTATCCAGATCAGACACGCTCACCGCCAGCATCGGCTTCGCCGCATTCAGGGCGGACACAACATATTTGTAATCCCGTCTCTTCATGACGAACGCCAGATAAGTCTTCGCGCCCATCAGCATGAACAGAAGCTTCAGGTTGTCGGTATCCACCGCCTTTTCAAGCGTCTTGCCGCCTGCCTTGATCGCCGCTTCATCCACGCCTGCTGCCAATAGTGCCTTCTTGGCGGTCTCCACATATTCCAGTGCATCCGCAAGCTGCAGATCCAGGAACTCTTCCATAGCACCGACCGCAAGCTGTCTCTCTTCGATCCAGGCGTCGCCGTCATACCTGAGATAATCCGTCGCATCCGAATACCTGAGTTCTTCGCCGTATTCCTTTGTCAGCATCTTCGCCTGGCCGATATCCGAATAATCCTCCGGCTTTAAGCAGCCCGCCTTAAAATCTTCGTTATATTCATCCGGCTGCACATATCCCGGCTGAGTCTTCACCTTGTTCCTGTAGAACTTCAACGCCGAATACCAGATGGTCTTCAGTTCTTCATTCTCCAAAGGCGGATCACACTTCGCCGCTTCATCCAGGAACACCTGCTTTGCCTTTTCCGTCTCTCCGAACCTCTTCAGCGCCCGTCCTGCGAAATGGGAAAGTGTCTTATTCCTTGTCCCCTGCATAATGGCGCCGCCGGTATAACCGCTTCCGGTCTCAGGCTCTTCATCCTCAGGCTCAGGATCCACTTCTTCATCGATCGTCACCCAGCCTTCATGCCAGACAACCTCATCCGGATCGGACCCGAAAATGAACCTCGCCGCATCCAGCGCGTTGTCATCGAAAAACGGATAAGCCTTCTGTATCGCCCTCTTGACCGCCGCATAATGCTCGGCGTCTTCCGTCTCTTCAATCGGGAAGTAAACATGGAACTTCGGTCTCGCAGCCCTGCCGTCTTTTTCTTTCATATGATTCCTGCTTGGCGCCGCTGCATAACTGACCTCTTCAAAGAGCGTTTCCAGCTTCTCGAAGGTGATCCATTCGGCAGGATCGTCGGAGTGATCGTTATCACAATCCATGACGATGACATTTGACTTCAGGAAATTACTGATATTGCGGTAGTCCTTCCTGAACTCCCCGCACACATGGTCAAAACGGACCGCGTCCTTCAGTGCTTCCCCTGTCGTGATCTCTTTCCTGTTCGGATACACGCAGTTCTTAGCGTCCGCAGTCACGTTTGCCGTCTGTAAAACAAAAAACATATCTCTGCCTCCTGTTATCTGCTTATTAAATTGGTTGCTGTCCGTATCTGCTCTATGACCCTCAATGGAACCACCCCTTCCCTGCGAAGTAGTAAAGCCAAACCTGGCTTTCCGAAGGTCTAGGTATGAGTCCGGGCAGTTTTCCGATTTTTTCAGAACTTTTTTCAAAAGTTTTCGCGTGAGGCAGAACCGCTTCCTTTTATAAAGAAAAATCCGACCATCCCCGGCCGGAATTTTTTTGCCCGAAAATCGGAAAACCCGTTCATCTCATACCTAGACCTCCGAAAGATGCAGATACCGATCGGCTCCAAAATTTTTTTCAGGAAAAATCGGAAAACAGCACTTTCTCATACCTAGACCACCAGAACAGGGAAACGGAGGTGCAACGATGAACGACAGAACTATTGATTAAGCCGCCCCGGTAATCACTGAGGCGGCAGACACGAACCTTGATAACCAAATATTCAGAAATAAGGAGAATGACAACATGAGCAAAATGAGCGAATTGTCACAGGTCCTGGATGATCTCATCTCCTGTGGCGAAAAGATGATTCAGACGGCAAATGCCATTAAGGAATGCTTTTCAGAGGATTCCGCTCCCGCTGCAGAGCCTAAGAAGAAGCCTGTAAAGAAGGAAGCGAAAGCCCCGGAACCGGAAACACCTTCCTACTCCAAGGAAGACGTCAGAGCCCTTCTTGCCGCAAAGGCAAACGAAGCCGGCGGACAGTTCAAGTCTCAGGTTAAAGCCATCGTAAAGAAATACGCGGACGGCGGAAGCCTCACGGACGTTCCCGCGGAAAGCTACCCGGCACTCGTGAAGGAAGTGGAGGGATTAAAAGATGCCTAGACACGCATACCTCTCCGCCTCAGCTTCCCACAGGTGGCTCTCATGCCCGCCATCGGCAAAGCTATGTGCGGAGATCAATGACGAAGCTTCTCCATATGCCCAGCAAGGCACCGATGCCCATGAGCTGTGTGAGTACAAAGTTCTTCATGCGTTAGGCCAGGATATAAAAGACCCGACGGAGAACCTGGATTTCTTCGATACCGAAATGGACGATTGCACCGATGAATACTGTTCCTACGTTATGGAGCAGTACGAAAAGGCAAAGCAGTTATGCAAGGATCCGCAGGTTTTGGTAGAGCAGAGGCTGGACTTCTCCAAGTGGGTACCGGACGGTTTCGGAACCGGCGACTGTCTCATCATAGCGGACAAAGTCCTTCAGATCATAGATTTCAAATATGGTCTTGGAATCTTGGTGGAAGCTGAGAACAATCCGCAGATGATGTGTTACGCCCTCGGAGCCCTGGACACCTACGACGGGATCTATGACATCGAATCCATAGAGATGACGATCTTCCAGCCAAGGCGTGAGAACATCAGCACCTTCACGATAAGCAAGGAAGACCTGCTTACATGGGCGGAAGAAATCCTGAAGCCCACCGCAGAGCTCGCCTATAACGGCGAAGGCGAATTTACCGCCGGCGACCATTGCCAGTTCTGCAAGGTCAAGGCAACCTGCCGCAAAAGGGCTGAGTACAACATGGAGCTTGCAGCTTACGATTTTCAGCAGCCTGCGACCCTGGATGAAACAGAGATAGCAGCCATCCTTCCCCGGATTGATGATCTGGTGGCATGGGCGGGCGATATCAAGGAATACGCACTCCAGCAGGCGATCAGCGGAACAGAGTATCCCGGATTCAAGGTAGTTGAAGGCAGATCGATCAGGAAATACACGGATGAGGCAGCAGTCGCTTCCGCCGTGACAGATGCCGGATACGACCCTTATGAGAAAAAGGTACTCGGAATCACAGCAATGACTTCCCTTCTCGGGAAGAAGAAATTTGAAGAACTTCTCGGCGGAATGATCATGAAACCGCCCGGAAAACCGACACTTGTGCCTGAGTCAGACAAAAGACCGGCACTTAATACAGCCAAAGATGATTTTAGCGAAGAATAAGGAGGAAAAAATCATGGCAAACAAAGTATCTATCCCTACCAAAGTTATCACGGGAGTCAACACCAGATGGAGCTATGCTAACGTCTGGGATCCCAAGTCAATCAACGGTGGAACGCCTAAGTTCAGCGTTTCCCTCATCATCCCCAAGTCCGATACCGCTACCATTGAGAAGATCAAGGCGGCGATCCAGGCAGCGTATGAGGAAGGCCAGAGCAAGCTTAAGGGCAACGGCAAGTCCGTCCCTGCACTCTCCGCCATCAAGACACCTCTCCGCGACGGCGATCTGGAAAGACCGGATGATGAGGCTTACAAGAACGCCTACTTCATCAACGCCAACAGTGCAACGGCTCCCGGAATCGTGGATGCTGACAGGAACCCTATCCTTGAACGCTCCGAAGTCTATTCCGGCGTGTACGGCAGGGCTTCCATCAACCTGTACGCTTTCAACAGCAACGGGAACAAGGGAATCGCCTGCGGTCTGAACAACCTTCAGAAGATCCGCGACGGCGAACCCCTCGGAGGCAAGTCCAGAGCTGAGGACGACTTCGCGACCGTGGATGATGAGGATGATTTCCTCGACTAACTGACAACCTAAGCAGGTGGCGGCATTACCGCCGCTGCCTGCGACAATCAAAGAAAGAGAGGCATTTATCATGGAATTTGCAAATAGCGTAGTAACTTTAATCGGCAACATTTTCAGCTGTGCCCTTATTCTGACTTTCCTTATCGGGCTGATCTTCGCGATACGCTTCATGCTTCAGGTCAAGAAGCAGGACAAGGAAGAATATGAGCGCAAGAAGAAAAAGGACGAACTCGACTACAAGGAGACAGAACTTCGATACCAGAAGCTCCTTGACGACAGGCACTAAACCTATGAGGGTGGCGGCATTGCTGCCGCCCTCTTTTCACAAGGAGGATAACATGAACACAGAAAATATCATCGATATAGCAATCAACTTCAATGACCCGGAATGGATCCTGAAGCATATCACAATAGCCCTTCAGCGCACCTCGGATGCGGATTTTGTCAAAAGGCCATGCGACCTTGAAGGAATCGAACAGTACCTGATCGTAAGAGGCGAACAGGATGATGCCTGCTATTCCGCAAAGGTAACATCCGCACTTCTCTCCAATGCGGGAATTGACGAAGATACCGCATGGGAAAAGGCACTGGAAAACCTTTGTGCCGATACGCAGATCAAGAGCCTCGGTAAGATCCTCTCGGAGATGACCGGCGTCCCCTCTGAATGCGCTGAAGCCTCGACCATTAAATTCCATGTGATCACCAACTCGCAGAAATGCAAGGGTGCTTCAGCTATTATGAATCGGAAAATGCTCCGGGATTTTACCCAGAACTGCAGAACCAATATGCTCTTCGTCATCCCGTCATCGATCCATGAAATGATGATTGCGCCTTATGACAGCCGGTTCAAGCTGGAAGAGCTTTCAGCAATGGTCAAGGAAATCAATGAAACTCAGGTAGCACCTGAAGAAAGGCTGACCGATCGGGCATATATCCTCAGCCTCTAACAGAAAGGAAAACCAATGAAAGAATTGTCAATCGACTTAGAGACTTACAGCGACGTTGATATCTCCAAATGCGGTGCATACAAGTACGCTGAGTCTGAAAATTTTGAGATACTGCTCTTCGGTGTTTCCGTGGACGGTGAACCGGTCAAGGTATATGACCTTGCCTGCGGCGACACTATCCCGAAAGATATCCTTGCAGCACTATCTGACGATAGCGTAACAAAATGGGCTTTCAACGCCTCATTTGAGCGGATCTGTCTTTCCAACTGGCTGAAGCGACACCATCCGGAACACTTCTACGGATACAGCATCCCGGAAGACCCGGCTTCAAAATATCTGGATCCTTCAGCCTGGAAATGCACAATGATCTGGTCCGCATACATGGGACTTCCCCTCTCGCTGGAAGGAGTCGGCGCCGTCCTGAAATTGCAGGATCAAAAGCTGAAGGAAGGCAAAGACCTGATCCGGTATTTCTGTACCCCGTGCAAGCCTACAAAGGCAAACGGCGGACGCACCCGGAACCTTCCACAGCATGACAGCGAAAAATGGATCCGCTTCAAGGAATACAACCGCCGGGACGTGGAAGTGGAAATGGCGATAAAGAAACGCCTTGCAAAATACCCCGTCCCGGAACAGATATGGGATGAATATCATCTCGATCAGGAAATCAACGACAGGGGCATTGCCCTCAATATGACCGTGGTGGAAAACGCCATCGCCTTTGATGAACGCTCCCGCGAAGAACTGACCGTCGCTATGCAGGATATCACCAATCTTGATAATCCGAACAGCGTGCAGCAGATGAAGGAATGGCTCTCCGATAACGGAGTGGAAACGGAATCCCTGGACAAGAAAGCCGTGAAGGAGCTTATCAAAACAACGGATGAACAGGCGGTACAGGATGCTCTTATCCTCCGTCAGCAACTTGCCAAAAGCAGTGTGAAGAAATATCAGGCAATGCAGAACGCTGTCTGCAGAGACGGACGTGCCCACGGTATGTTCCAGTTCTACGGAGCGAACCGTTCCGGCAGATGGGCCGGTCGCCTGATACAGTTGCAGAACCTTCCGCAGAACCATCTCCCGGACTTGGAGCAGGCCAGACAGTATGTGATTGACGGAGATTATGAGATGCTGGATCTTCTTTATGATTCGGTTCCTTCAGTCCTATCAGAACTTATCAGAACCGCCTTCGTTCCCCGTCCCGGATACAAGTTCATTGTCAGCGACTTCTCGGCGATTGAAGCTAGAGTCCTTGCATATCTCGCCGGTGAAACTTGGCGTTCCAAAGTATTTGCGGAAGGAAAAGACATCTACTGTGCCTCAGCTTCTCAGATGTTCGGCGTGCCCGTGGAAAAACACGGCGTAAATAGTCACCTCAGGCAGAAGGGCAAGATTGCAGAATTGGCTCTCGGATATGGTGGTTCCGTCGGTGCCCTGATATCGATGGGTGCTCTCGAAATGGGTCTTCCGGAAGAAGACCTTCAGCCCCTTGTAAACGCCTGGCGCAGCTCCAATCCGATGATCACCGCCTTCTGGTGGGATGTTGACCGTGCCGTCAAGACGGCAATAACAAAACGGATCCCTATGGAAGTACGCGGTATCAAGTTCTTTTACAAGAGTGGAATGCTCTTCATCCAGCTTCCTTCAGGCCGCAGACTCTCTTATGTGAAGCCCCGCATCGGTGTCAATCAGTTCGGCGGAGAATCCGTCACCTATGAAGGTGTTGGCTCCACAAAGAAATGGGAACGCATTGAATCCTACGGGCCGAAATTCGTGGAGAATATCGTCCAAGCCATCAGCCGCGACATCCTCTGCTATGCTATGAAGACCCTCCGGCATTGCTTCATCGTCGGGCACGTCCATGATGAACTGATCATCGAATGCGATCCCCGCGTTGACCTGAAAGCCGTATGTGAGCAGATGGGCAGATCCCCGGACTGGATACCTGACATCCTGCTTAGAGCAGACGGATACGAAACTGATTTTTATAAAAAAGACTGAAAAAGAGCCTCTTTCCAATCACGGAAGGAGGCTCCATCATTATATTTTTGCGAACTCTCTGAATATCTTCAGTAGTTCATTCCAGTATGGCGGATAATCATTGCTGCCGGAATATGATCTTTTTCGTTTATTTGTCAGACTTATATCCAAGCTCCACTGTGTTCCATCCAATACGCACGGATCAACAAAGCTCTTTTTCCACTCGTGCAAATACAGCTGACTATATAACGTATTAACTATCTTTTGCCATTTGGTAGGCGATATCTGGCGGTCATCCGGCAATTCATCATATGCAAGTGTCTTCTGAACTCTAACAACCGCACCCTTGTCATTTTTTCTTATCGTGATATCAGTGTATCCACCAAAAAAACCACCCACTGAAAACTTAATCGCCGTTACAACATCCCGGTAAAGGCCGCCCCTCGTAAGAAAGTTTTATAGTTTTCAGGAATGGCATGATCTTCGGGTCATGCCATTTCCTGTTCCATCAGTTCACTCAGCGGGATGAACCCGATTAAGTCATAGCAAATATGGATGCTCTGGCGGCGTTTCCCGGTGCTTTTATCCGGAGCCCCGACATAGATTGCCTTGATCAGCTCATGGGCCGCGTAAGGCGTCAATTCGGTCATATCCGCGTACTTCCTGACCTTCTGAATGAAAAGTTCAAGATTCTGGTTCTGTTGTTCCTGTGTTTCGATTTCCTGCCGTAAGACTTCTGCTTCCGCTTTCAGTTCATCCTGCTCATCCTCATAGGCCCGGCTCATCATGGCGAAACGGTCATCACTGATCCGGGATGCCACATTGTCCTCATAGAGACGGATGAAAAGGCGATCCAATTCAGCGATACGCTTCTCGTCCCTTTCAAGCTGCTTCTGCTTAGAACGAAGGATCTCTTTGCTTTCACTTTGCAGCCCAGCCTCCATAATTGACCTGAAATGACCTTCATGGTGGCCTACGTACCAGATGATTTCCTTGACATGCTCCCAGACCATTTGTTCCAAAACGACTGCCCGGATGAAATGGGCCGAGCACGACCCGGTGTTGCTGCGGTAATTCGAACAAACGAAATGGTCCTGCCGCTCTTCGTAGTAGCTTGTAGTACAGTAGTACATCCTGGACTTGCAGTCTGCGCAAAAGACTAACCCGGAGAACATATGAGACTTGCCCGTCTTTGACCGGCGGTGTCGCTGTGACCGGATCTCCTGGACCTTTTCGAACACCTCCGGTTCAATGATCGCCGGTTGGGTGTTGTAGAAGATAGCCTGATTTTCAACAGGATTCTCCCTGGTCTTCTTATCCCAGATCGAATTGGTGTAGGTCTTGAAGTTCACGGTGCAGCCGGTATAGTCGCGTGTCTCGAGAATGGCGATGACAGAATCTGCAGACCACCGGAAGGGATCGGCAGGTTCAGGCCCCAATGCCTTCCTTCCCGATTTCAAGGTATACGCCGTAATGGTCAACACCTTCTCTTCGGTCAGCTGCTTTGCAATCTGCATCGGCCCCCGGCCTTCCATACAAAGATCAAAGATGTGTCTGACCACCTTGGCGGCCTCTTCATCTACGATCCACTGTTTGGGATTCTCCGGATCTTTGAGATACCCGAAGGGCGGGTTGGTCGTCAGATGCTCTCCACGTTCACCCTTGGCCTTGTTCACCGCACGGATCTTCCGGCTGGTGTCTCTGGCATAGAATTCGTTGAACCACATCCGGATCCCCGCGAAGTCATTGTCCACACTGTTCTGATTGGCAGAATCGAAATTGTCGTTGATGGCAATGTAGCGGACATCGTGTTTTGCAAAAGTGATGTTGATGAACATCCCCGTCATCGTGGAATTACGCCCCAGACGGGAAAGGTCCTTTGTCAGCAGCACCGCCACATGGTCAGATTCGATTTCGTTCAGCATGGCCTGGAAGCCGGGACGGTCAAAATCGGTTCCGCTGTATCCGTCATCTACGAAGAAGACCGGATTTGGGAAATGATGTTCTTTACAATACGACTGTAAGATACGTTTCTGGTTTTCAATGGACAGCGACTCGC